CATAATACGTTGCTCTTGCCTCTAATAAGCCTAAAAGTCTTGAACCTTCACTCGGAAAAGCATATTCATAATAAATATTCCCCCAACCAGTTGCAGTTGGATTTCCCCACCAAGAACTGTTATATATTTCGTTTGCCATTTTTCTCTTTTTTAATTAAATACTTTTTCAATTTAACAACGTTTGCTTGTTTTGGTTTGTAAGTTGCTCTCATTATAGTACCCAATTAGATCCATTTACATCTTTATCTGGATAAACATCAGATTCAGTATTGTTTGTGTATTCTGGAAACTTTGAACTATCAAAGCAAATATAATCAACAAACCTTCTTGTGTAATATTCAGCAAAATCTCTTTCTTTCTGTACTAAAAAATCAACCTCATCTTTGTTTACTGTTTCAGCATTTTCAGATGTATGTTTAAAAATACCTCCAGACTTAACTCTATATGCAGCAAATGGTAAGAAATCAACCATTGCATAATGTATCAACATAGGCTGTATATAGTCATTAACCAAAGTTAAATAATCGCCACTTAAAGTATCGTTTATAATATCGTTACTTATTCTGTCATATAATTTAGTACCTAAATAGTTTTGTATATGTATCTCTTGTGAGATCTTAATATATTGTATAAACAAATCTGTATCAGTATTTCCATCAAGAATACTGTTCTTTACTAAATCCGTTCTACTTATGAATAATGCTGTTGCCATCTATCTTTTTTTATTTACAAATCCATTATCTTCCATATCCGTTGGTCGCATAGCAACCTCTTTAGGGTTTCTAACTCTGTAACCCTCTCTTTCAGATTTTCCCGTACTTATTTTATCACTTCTCCCTATACTTGCTTTTCCATCTCCTGCAAACCTATAAGTTTCTCTCCTCCATTTATGATGGCAATTGCCACCGCCTTTGTAAAGCCAGATTGAATAGGTATCAACTCCACCTAATCCCCATCCAGGATTTACTGGTTGTTTTTCCATAGATATAATATCTTCTTTTCTGTATAATTTATTTACTCTAATCATATTTCTACAAAAAGGTCTTGTGTCTTCAGTGGCATCTAAAGGAGAATATCTGTAACGAACTTTATATTGAACACCATCTATTTCTTTATCTTGCTTACTTTTCCTATTAGGTCTTGCAGTTCCACTTCTTACAAAATCATACATTTTAGAAAAAATAGATTTTTTTTGTGAATTTAGTTTTTGTATTTCTAAATCTAAATCATCTTCTTTTTCATAGTCTACATCCATTTCATCAATTAATTCCCAACCTTCTACATCTTCATCAGCTAAATCAATCAACTCTTTACCTACTACCTTACCATCTTTTGACAATGACAACTTAACACCAGTTTCTTCCTCTCTTGTTTCTTGATCCTGTACATTCTCTAAATCAATAAACTGTAATGGCTGTAATGTCTTAAAGTATAGGTTTAAGGCAATATTATTATATGCTAGTATTTTATCAAAAGCATCAATTAAAAGCTCCTGAAAAGGTATTATAACAGTGTTATGCATTAATATCGATGCTGTTTTTAATTCTTCTGCGTTATTACCTAATCCAGTACTATCCTTAATACCTAAAAGCATAGGAGATATAATCCTATGAGATACCATCACTTTCTTTTGTGATTCATCTGATAAAAACTGATATTGATTATGTGCGTCTGATAATTGAACAGGTGTAATATCTGCTTGTGATTCTTTATTGTCGTTAAAAGCAAGAATAAATTTACCAGCGTTTGAACTTCCGGAAAACTTTCTTTGTATTTTACTTTCTATTAAAGATTGTGCTTCTTCGTTTGGAACTCCATTATTAAAATTAATTAACATAGATGGAGCAAGTCCATTCATTATATTATTTAGATGATAGTTAGAGATTTCCTCTTCTAACTCTGCATATTGCAATCCACCTTGATAATCTGGAGTACTATAATAATACATTCCAGCTTTATAAGGTTTTACATATAATATCTCAATTGGTTGTGGAGATTTAGAAACACCAAATGCTGGTATTCTTAAAGGTTTCTCACTTGGTTTTATATTTGCCCAATCTGGGTGATAGTAATAAGCTTGTACTTCTTTATCATCTTCAGAACACTTTTCTGCTCTTAATGTTTCAATTGGTAAATGCTCAACCTTTTGAATTGTTCTTTTATCTTTTGAGTAAATTACTTGAATAGCACATTGACCAGCTAACTTTAAATCGTATGATAATCTTCTAACAACATCTTTTTTAAATAAAGAGATCATTCTTGCATACTCTTCTGGCTTTCTTGAACTATCTGTTGCATCTAAACCTTTTCCGTATATCATTTGAGAGATACCGTTTATAGCAGCATTATTTGTTGCAGAACCATTATATCTATCAATTAAAAACTCAAAATAATTATTATTAGCACCAAATTCAACCCATTCTTTATTCTTAGATTCAACAATTGCTGGAGATGTGTAAGTTGATAAATTAACAAAACTAACTTTTGAGTTGCTTGGTTTACTTACCGTTTGTTTTCTGTATTTATTTATGCGTTTATTCATAGTATTATAAAATCGTTATTACCGCTCTTTGATTTATACTGATCTTTATTTACAGTATAATGCTCATTGTTTGATTGGTTTGTTGATTGTGTTGTGCAGAATATTTTATCCCTATAAATGATTTTTTGAGAACTTGTTTGAATTACTTTTAAATCGTAAAACCTACCTTCTTTTAAATCAAAGATTGCAGATAACTCAAGATAATTTTTATTGATTGTTGCAGTTGGTGTTATTGAAACCTCATTATTTGTACTGTCATCTCTTAACTTTATAGTAACAGAAGTATCATATACTCTTGGTATAATCTTAATTGTTTGTGAAGTTGATATTGGCAACAAATGTTTCATATATATATAATACAAAAAAATTGTTTTTTTATTTATTTAAAACAAAAAAAAAGGCAACCTATTAAGATTGCCCTTTTATAAAATTAAAATAATTAAATTATGCGTTTGGATTTATTTTCGCACTTGAAACGTTAGCAGTAATTATTGATTCAGAAACAAAGAAAGGAGGAGCAGTTTCCATACCTTCAAAAGTTAAAGTAAATCCACTTAAATCCCCCATTGCAGCACCAGTCACAATTGTACCTCCAGTAACCTCCGAACCATTGTATAATCCAACAACATAGAATTTACCATTGTAATCTTCAACAAAGACAATTGGTCTTTCAGAAGCTAAAATTTTAATTTCTTCTTGCGTTGCTTTATCCAATATTGGTAAAGTTAAATTTAATGTTTGTGTGTAGAAAGTAGTTCCGTTCTCTCTTGAACTATTTATTGTCGTTTCTAAAGAAGAGTTTCCTTTTAAGTCATATTGGAACAAATCTGGATCTCCAGAAATTACAGTTAATTCTCCATCTACAAAAGTTGTAGGTGAAAAAGTACCATATTCAGCAAAGTAAACTGCTTTCAAACCTCCGACGTTATTTTTACATCCTAAATCCCTTCCAGATGTTAATGATAAACAAGCCATTTGATATATGTTTTTTTAGTTATTAAAAAAAAGGGGTAAGCAGATTAACTACCTACCCCCTTTATTGTTATTATTTATTTATTATTAAGAGTAGAAAACTACATCTTCCAATACTGCAATCTGAACTCCAGCAGTATAACGTGCGATAAATCTCACGTTTTTAGATCCATCTAAATCAGCCATATCTAAAACTTTGATTTCGTTGTGGTCTGCAAGTAATCCAGTTCCGAAAAATAAGTTAGATTTTAAAGTAGATACCATTGTATCATCAGCTAATCCATTTGCAGCAACAACTTTTATTCCATCGAAATACTGAATATCGATATCTTGATTGTTTCCTTGCGCCATAAATCCATTTGCGCCTTCTCCATTAGCTTGGAAACCTCCTAAAGCTCTCTTGTAAGCTCTAAATACATTTTGAGAAACATAGATGAATAAATCTTCGTTTCCATATAAAGAAGATGGTACTGCATCTGCAACTTTTCCTAATTCCTCGATTACGTTCGAAGCAGTCACTGTTGTTCCAGTAATATCTTGACCAGCTGGTAAAGTAGCAGCAGTTAATAAAGTAGAGAAACCATCAAATGTTCCAGCTCCAGCAGTTCCACTCCAGATGTCAGTTTCAGTTTGTGCAGCAATTTCAGCAGCCATTAATCCGATAAAGTAATCAGAAAAGTTAGCTGGTAAATTATCATGTGCAGAATATCCCATTGAGATAGCTTCCCAATCTGATTGGAAAGGGGTTTTACAAAGCTCTAAATTTACTTGTAATTCCTTTGGCTCAATGATTCTTTCAGTTAAAGTAACTGCTCCAGCATCTGTAAAATCACAACTTGCATTTGCGATAGCACCAGACAAGCTAACTCTTTTTAAAACCTCTTTGTGTTTAATGTTTGGTTTAACCTCGATTAATCCGTTTGCGATAGTGTTACCAGACAAAAGTGCAGCAGAAACATATTTTCCCGCAAATTCCCCGGCGTAAGTACTCGTGATTGATAAACTCATTTTTTTATTTGTTTAGTGTATTAAAAATTCTATTAATTGTATTGTTTTTACCTTTTTGAGAGTAAAGGTTTAACTCTTTATTTCCTGTTAAGTTTTCTGGATTGTGAGAAATACCTTCAACTTCTGGCTCAGTAGATAATTCAACAGAGGCTTCTTCAACTTCCACTTTTGAAAGTTTTAATTCATTGATTTCGTTTCTTAATTTTTCTATTTCAGAAAAGAACATTTCCTCTGTAATTGATTTTACAACTTTTTTAGGAGATGCAGTTTCAGTAGATAACTCTTCTTCTTCAACTTCTTCAGATTTAGCTTCTTCCTCAACAGGTGCTTCTTCTTCTTCAGCTTTAGCTTCTTTAATTTCAGCTATAATACCTTCTTCTTCAATAACAATCATTTTACCTTCAGACTCATATTCTCCAACAGGTACAGCAACTTTTTCTTCGTCTGCAATGACAAATACTTCTGCACCAGCTTCAAATGATTCCGCTTCTAAAATAGCACCGTTATCAAGTTTCATTTGTTCTAGCTTTACTTCTATTCCAAGTAAAGTTCTAACTTTGTTTAATGTTTCATTTGTGTTCATGGTTATATAATAAAATTTAGTATTAATTTTGCGTTTTCACTTTTAATTTTCATCATCATTATTATAAATGTTTCCTATTCCTTGTTTCCAGTAATAAGGTGCATTACAATCTTTGTTGTCATTATATCTACACTCAATAGAGTACGTATTCTTACATTTACAATATACAGCTCTCATTATGATAACAGTTTTTTAAGTTCAGAAAGCTCTTCTAATTGCTTTAATTTTCTTGATGCCCAATTAACACCAGCAGAACCACCCCAAGCATCCCACATTAAACCACCACATCCTTCTGAATAAGGTACGTCTTTATGTTGTTGGTGTCTTTTAAATGAAGCCATTCTTGCTATAGTATCTCTACTTATTGGCTCTCTGTTAGCTAATTGATTTGCTCTATTTTTACCAGTTGCTTCTCCGCAAGATCCCCATCCATTTTCATTAACCCATTTTAAAGCTCTTTTAGCATTGTTTGTTGCTCCTTGTGGATAATCTGTATATGACTCTAATTTTTGTTCTTCGTATTTTTTAGGTTTATTATGTGTCCAACCTTTTTTAACGTATTTATCATGTTCTTCTTTATTCATTATCTTAACACTTGCACCGGTTTTAGGGTTGTACATAATATGAGGGTACTTCATCAAATGCTCTTTTAATTCCTCATTTGGTCTTTCCATTTTATCAGCAAAATAACCCTCTATTGAGAATCCTTTTACTTTTCCAGTCTTAACATAATCATTCCAAATCTCATCATTCTCAACTTTAACAGAACCCATCCAAGTTCCAACTGGTACATCTAAACCATATAAAGCAGTTTTGTCTTTTTCTTTATCTTCAACAATCCAACTTTCAACGAGTGTCAGATCTTTTAATTGTGCATCGTGTTCTAATGTTGAATTAGATTGATTACCATTCTGTAAATACATTTGAGATGCTTTTGCGACAGTCTTTTCTGAAAAGAATATATAGTACTCCTCTTCTCCGTTTCGTCTATAAATTGGCTTCTTTGGAATTAACAAAGCACCCATTAATAAACGCTTCTCTTTACTTATTTCAGCAAGTTTTATTTCTTGGTTGTTTAATGCTATAAAGTCAGATTCAATAGCTGGATTCTCAACAACGCTAATTGCTTCAACTCCAATTGCTTCATCATCATCTAAAATAAGTTCTATTATTTTCATAATTATATAATGATTTTAAATTAATATTTTATATTTTCGAATACTTTTTTATCCTATTGAAGCACCCTTTACAATATTCCTATCCATCTCTTGTGCAGTTGTTACATCGTTTGAAACTACATACGCTTGAACTGGTTGTTGTGATTGACTACCGATTGCTTCTGCTAACTGATTAGTATCACTTGCTCCAACAACATTAAATGCTGGAGGTAACGATGGTGCTGTAGGAGTAGCAACAGTACCACCACTACCACTACCAGTTGCAAATGATGGTGCAGCTGGTTCTTTTGATGCAGTGATTTGTTTAACGTTTGCAAATCCAGATGCTATTATTCCAGCGGCTCCAATGTATCCAAAAATACCACCTTGTGCAAGTGCTTTATTTGCTCCTGCATAAGTATCTCTTATTGCTTGTGTAATCGCTAACGCTTTACCGAACTTACTATTACTACCTAATAATCCTGCGATTGCTCCTAAAGTATTAAATACAGTTTGTTCTTTTTCTTTTGCAATTTGTTTATCTATAAGAATTTGTTTTTGACCACTTGCTTGTTGAAACGCGTTTAATTCATTTTGTGCTTCTTGAAATGCAATAGTGCCTTTTTTATATAAATCTCTTTTTTCTGTTAATCTTTTTTCTTCTGATTTTGTTTCTTCTTCATTTAATAGCTTTTGTCTTTCTAATCTTGCAAGGTCATTTTCTATTTGTTCTGCTTCAAATTGATTCTTATTAGCATTTAATTCTGCATCTGCATTTTTTTGTGAGTTTGTTATTTCTAAGATCTCTTTTTGTAAAGCAGCTTGATTAACTAATTGTTCAGATTTAAAACCTGCTACCTTTGCATCAATAGCTATAAGTTCTGTGTTTAAATCAAAAAGTTCTTTTGTTAGTTCATTACTTTCTCCCTCTAATCTTACTTGTTCATTTAAAGCACTAATACGAGCATCAATAGCTTTCTTTTCCTCACTCGCTTGTTTGTTTAAAACATTAAGCAACTCATCGTTTGCCTTTATCCTTTCTTCAACAGTTTTTCTATCATCATCTCTTATTTGTCTTTGAGTTTCTGCTTCTAAATCATATTGTTCAATTAATCTTCTACTTTGTGATTCTAATAAACCGTAATTTTTTTTGTTTTGAACAACTCTCTTTGCTTGGCTAAAAGCAGATTTAACATCTATCTTATCAATAGCATCTGAAACACCTACAGCAACACCTTCCGCTAAAGAACCAACTTCTCCTACTGCTTCAACAAAATTATCTGCTATATCTGAACCCGCTTTTTTAATTCTATCTCCAGTTTCAAGTAACTTCCCTTGTGTTTCTGTAATTGCTAAATTTAATCTCTTTAATTCTTTTGGGTCTCCATCTCCTAAAAATGATTCTTCCCAAGCTAATTGGGCTTTCTGAACACCAAGCATCATCCCTTGAATAGCGCCTACAACAAGATTTATAGAAATAGATAATGCACCACCTAACACTTTTTGTAACGCATCAAAACCACTAGTAGCGTCAGATACACTTTTAAAAACATCTATTAATACATCACTAACTTGCTTAAAAACGATTCCTATTGCAGTAAATACAGTTTCAACAGTATCAGCAACTTGTTGGTTTCTCATTAGTGCCTCTCCTAATTTGTCTACTACTTTCATAATAATAGCAAACCCAGCTGCTTTCATAGCGAGTCCAATGCCTTTGAATCCTTTAGCTAAAACTTTAGTACCTTTACTTAAACTATTTAAAGATTTTTTAGTTTCTTTATTGCTCTCTGTAACAGATTTATTGAGATCTTTAACACTATCAGCAATATCATCAATGCCTTTTAGTGCTTTATCTGTTTTAGCTTCTAAATCAATAACTATCTTTTCCATTCTTTATCTTGTTTTTGTCTTGTAAATACTTCTTTAAAACTTTCTGGAAATTTATTTTTCCCCTTTGCTAATTGCACTATTTCTGATTTGCAATCTGTATTTTTTAATAACTCTAGTATATTTTCTATCATAAATCGTTGAGTAATTCTAAATCAGACTTACCATTTTTTAAATTAGTTTTTATTGAGTTTATTTTATAACTCTTTCCGTTTATTACAAACCTATCAGCTAAAGTGTAATTTCTTAATATTCTTAAAGGCAAATAAGCAGTAACTTTTGTAATTCTATTTGATTCTTGAAATACGCTTGTAATATAATTTTTATAATACGCTTCAAATAATGAATTTGTAAAACCAACATCAGCAGGAACTTCTAAAGAACCCCATTCATTTTGCTCTGCGTTAAAATTCATATTATAAGAACTTGTAGCAGATGATAAAGCAACACTATTTGATGGTATGTTGTAGGTTGTAATAGGGTCTTGGTCTGTTGGAGAATTTAAAAAAGCTATTTCATTTCCGCTTGTTATTCTTATTGGATAAAACAACAAAGGTTTCCCTATATAAGATTCTTGATTGTCATCTACAAACCAACCCCATTGAACATTAGTTGTACCTACTCCAGAAGGATTTTCATCTATTAACCTTTCGTATTTTAATTGTGAAAATGGTGTCTTTACATTGTAGATACTACCATCTAATTTTTGACCACTATCATATCCTGCTTCTCCCCAAGTTTCTCCAAATAGTTGAGTGTGTTTTGCGGCTAAAAATGTTTTTGTATCCTCGTGACTAAAATTAATTTTACGATATGGTAAAGCTACATTTACTTGACTTTTACTAACATCTATATATTTAGTTATATCGTAAGAACCACCTAAAGAATAAAAACTATCTAAAGTTTTAACTGTTATTTCTGTTTCATTTCTTTCAACAAATGCAGTAAGATTAAACATTTTAAATAACCCACTTAAAAAATCAATTATTTTTATATCTGGTATTTGTTGAGTAATATCAAACTCAAAAGAACTTGTATAAACAAAATTTGTAATTGCGTAACCTTTTGAATATATAATCGGAGGTGCAGGTATATTAGTATTGTCATACTTATATACTTGAAAAGTAATATTAGAAAAAGTAATATTAAAATCTGATTCAATGTAAACTGTATATTGTGCATCTTGTTCAATTTCAGCAGCAGGTACACTTGTTGTAAATTCTAAACCAGATGTAATTTCTCCACTATTTGCAACTTCAACACCGTTTTTTCTAATTGATATTCTGTAAGGATTAGTGTTTGATGTAGTGCTTTTAAGATTTAACTCTGTATATTCTAACACCGATGTTGGTGGTGTATATGAATATAAAGATAAAGCATTGTTTGACATTACAGAACTTGTTAATACATCAGAATCATTTGTAAAAGTATTTACCAAAGATTCATTTAAACCACTTAAATTTTCTACATCTCCTTTCTTTCTATGCAACCACATAAAAAGATTATAATAAGGGGCATTCGTATTTACAAAGAAATCATCAGAAAAAGATAAAGTAGGATATTTAGTTTCTATTGCTTCAATAATAGAATGTAAACGAATTGCGTATTTTAAATCTGTATATGAAACTCCGTGAACGTGTCCATTGTCATATGCTATATTTCCTGGGTCATTCGCTGAACTATGTGAATCAAAAGTTAATCTTTGTGTATGCGTAATTAATGGTACAATAATGTTATTTGTAGTTGGGTCATCTTGTAAAGAATCTTTTATACTTGTAGCATCATACGTTTGATTTAAACTTGTTAAACTATTTAAACCAGATAATTTATCATCTCCTAAAACATCTTTTAAGGTAACAGTATTACCAAAGAATGTAATCTTATAAGTATGTGGTTTATTATCCCTTAAATCAACTCCTTCTAACTTTATTAACCCCTCTGTAAATGGTGTATTGTTTAATTCTATATTTCCAGGTTTTCTAATCCTTGCATCAAAACCATTTTGAATATCAAAATTGTAATAGTGTTTAAAGATTTTATTATTCGTTTTACTTGCTGGTAAACTAAACGTTTTTGTAAAGTCCGTAAATACTTTATCAATATCTTTTACGTTCTTTATTGATTGCGTTATTGATACACTTTCATCTGTAAAAGTATCTAACCTTTGCCCTTCAATATATAGTTGTATCTTCTGCATTTATCGAATGTTATTTATAGCATCAAAAGAATAAGAAACATCTACTGTATAATCTACTAACCTATCATTTACACTTGTTTTGAATGTCAAACTATTTGTATCTAAATTTATAGGTGTAACAACTGAATTTAACTCTAACCAAATTTGTTCAGATTGCATTAACTCCTGCATCAAATCATTGTAACTTTCATCTACATAACCAGTATTGATAGTTAGCTTTTTACTTGATTTTATATTAAACGTTTGATTTTGGTGTATTGAAGTATCATAAACACCACTCTCTGAATTAATAGTAAACCTATTAAACGTTTCCTTTTTAGTGTTTACTTTTTCTATTGATTTTTTAAAGAACCATAAATCTTGTAATGCTCCATAACGATTAACAAAAGTTAATTTGATTGGTTCGAATTTACATTCGTTTAAAGTAATTACTTTTACATTTTTTGTTCCTGGTGTTGTACTCAATACTATTTCATCAACTAAATACAAATCATTGTTAAGTAAGAAAGAATCTAAACAACTACTTTCTTCATACGTTCCACTATCTTCAATTACCCTTTCTTTAAAACTATCAGTTGCATCAATGTACTCAAATACTTCTGTACTGCTTGATGTAATTGCTTTTGTAAATGTTTGTGAACCTTTGTACAAATATGTTACAGATGTTGTATTGTTTCTATCTACTGGCAATCTTAAATCTTCTCCGTATAAAGTGTATATAATATCGTTTGATTGCATATAACCTTGAGTAACACTTGGATTTGAACCTTCTTCAAAATAACCATATCCATCAATACCAAAAAAAGTTGTAGTACCTAAATTTGTTTCTTGTCCTCCAGCATTTGCAAGAGTATATTTATACAATACATAACTTACATTCACATTTAAATCTGATGCTGTTATACTTCCGTTGTATTTAATATCTATATAATCTCTTACAAGTTCAGCAATCTCAAACAATACAAAATTATTATTATTTGCAGGTTTGTTTTTTACTATTGTATATGCTTCAACAGTATCAATAGTGATTACTATTTTAGCTGATAAATCTGAACCAATATCTTCAGAAATATAATAGGGACTTCTTAATAATACGTTTGCCATTATTTATTATTTACTGTTGTTTTTATTAATTGCTCTACATCTAATTTATATGCTTCAACAAGATCTTTACTTAAATTACTAAACGCTTTCTCAAATGGTTTAGTGAAAAACATACTTGCTTTTATACCTTTTTCAAATACGCTTTTCGCAATCATAAATTGCAACGATTTTCTGCTTATAAATTTACCTTTCTTATCTCTTATTCCTTTTAAACCTTTTCGTACAATCCATTTATCAAATGCTTTTGGAGGTGGCATACCTTTTAAACCTCTCTTACCTCCTTTAGACTTATAACTAAAAGGAGAATTTATATTTTCTAAATAATTAGATTTAGTACCTTTCACTCCCTTGTCTTGAAATACTCCGTATTCTTCCATTAAGAAGCTTAATTCAAAACTATTTTTAGAAACCTTTATATCATAATCTAAACTATTATAAAGTTCCTTAGAACTATTCTTTTTACCTCTTGTTAAATTAGCTCTTGACTGAGTAATAACGTATTTAGCAAACCTATTTAATTCTTCATTTACATTCTTTAACATATCTCAATGTCATTTGGAATCAATACATCAAAAGTTAATGCCCATCCAGCAACCTCATTTTCAAACCTATCATAAAAAGGTTCAAAGTTTGGAGTACCATCTAATTGATATAAGTCTTGGTGTAAATTACCACCTCTTAAAACTTGTACTAATTTATTAAGTACTGCTAATTGAGTATTCAATACGTCTTGCTCATTATTATTACCAACAAATATATCAACTACTTCTTCTTTAGATATATCAACAATATCCATCGCAAGAATAGATAAACTAAAACGTAATACACTATCTTCATTCCCTACATTATTAACAACAAGATGAGATAAAGGAAACATTGTCTGCTTACCTAAATCAATTCTTGTAATATCTCCAGTTGTAACCGTGTTTACATTAACATCAGAAAGCAATGCTTCTTTTATTATTTCCGTTACTTGATAAAATCCTTTCATCTAAAATTTACTTTTTATTTGTTGTGCTTCAATCTCTGCTTTCTCTTTTGTAAATGATAACATCGTAAAGCATTGATGTATATTTAATTTAGTGATATTTTCAAATTTTGTAATATCCCCGTTAGCGAGACCATAAATTGATTGATACCATCCCCACTTTCTATTGAAGTTAGCTGTTCTCGATAGATCTCCATCTCCGACTGATTGTTGGAATAAAGTATCGTATGATTCGCTAACTCTATTCCTAAATTGTAGAAAAAAAAAAGTGAACCAATCGCAGCACTCAAAGGCATATCTTTCATTGCTTCTGGATTCTTTACATTATAATCTTCAATATTATACTTCCCTAATTTACTTGTTTTTATTGGTCTATAAAGAACGTTCATTGCAACGTGCATATTCTCCCATTGACTTGCATTATTATCCAAATCAATATATTCACCTAAACTCATCTCATCTAAATCTGGTATAAAGCCATAATGAATACCATTCATTTCAAACCTTTCAACATGTGTTGGTTTAGATTCTAATAAACTAACTAAAATATCTACTATTGCTCTAACACTACTCATCTTAATTTTGTAACTATCTGATAAAGGTATTCCACAGAATATCTCTATCATTTTAGCATCTAAAAAATTACCATCCGGGTTGTTCTCAGTTATCTTTAAATACTTTTGATACTGCCCTAAAGTAATCTCATTTAACGATGTAGGTACGTTTATTTCAATCTTCATATATATATAATACTATTTAGTTAATGTTTTATGAAAAAGTGCTTACATTTTTCGTATGCAAGTGATAATAAATAAAATTGATGATGGTTATTTGGTTTTGCAATTCTTACTTCTTTGCCTTTTAAATGGTGTATATAGCATTGTACAATAGCAATCATATCCTCATTTCTCATTACCTTATATTATAAGTTCCTTTATTTGGAGTTTGTAATTGTGATGTAATTGCATAACGCGCTGCATCAACACAATGATTAAAAGAATCAATTGGTTTGTTTATAGTGTTACCTTCTCTATCTTTCATCCAAGTATAAGACTGCAACTCTTTGATGAGGTTCTTACTTCTGCTTGTAACAAATATTTTGTTCTGGTTTATTAAGTTAATACCATATACAATTGAATCTTTACCTTTTGTACAAGGCAATACTTTATGTCCGTATGTTCTTAACTCTGCAATTGATTTTGGTTCTGCTGAATCAGCATACACTATTCCATTTATAGAATGTGTTTTAAATAGATCTGATATATCACTATTAAGTAATTTCTTCTGGTATATAACCTCATCAAATATATAAGAATCATTATACTTATACAAAGCTATCAAAGTACTTGGGTCATTACTATATCCAAAGTCCATTCCGTAACATAATAACCTCGCTTCTTCTGGTAGCTTAATCTCTTTCCATTCTTTTATACAAACACCTTCTAAAGAACCTATCTGACCAAGTCCATATACTTTCCACCAGTTTGACCAATATTCTGAATCCTTTGCTTTATCTCTTGCTGATTCAATATCCTTTACAATAGTTTGTGGCAATGCTTCATTGTCTAAATAGGTAAGTGTAATAAAGTCTGCATCATCATTTCCTACTACTTCTTTATGCGCCCAAAAGTTTGCAGTAGGGTTAAAGTCAATCCATATATCTCCAGATGTTCTAATTGACAATTGTGTATATGCTTCAAAAGGTACATTGTTTGCTTCATTTACATACAATACATTTCTTCTTGCTCCTCTTAACTTATCTGGTTGCTCAACTGAAAAGAATTCTATATAAGAACCATTTGTAAAAGTGTATTTTAATGATGATCTATTCCATTGATTATCTCTGAACCTATTTGTTTCAATCATTATTTTAAGAAAGTCTTTCATTGCTCCCCTTCTTAAATGTGGTATTGATTCAGATACTACACTTGTTTCAAGCATAGGAGTTCTGATACATCTATCAATAAGAATAGGAAGAATCCCAAATGTTTTACCAGCTGAGGTTCCTCCTTGAATTACCTTTTTACGCTTTTTAAGAGCATATAATTTTCTTATTGCAGTTGTTGTTTGAAACACTAATCTAAATTAAATAGAGGTTGTTCTGATGTTATTGAGATGTCTTTTGTTTCTTTTGGTTTACCAGCATAATAATTATAAAACATCTGCACAAACTTAAAGTCTCCTTCTTCTACTCCTTTTTCAAGTGCTTTAAATGCTTTTGGTTCTAATGGAGATAATCTTTCAATCATCTTAACTTCTTCAGCTTTAGATGGTCTTCCTCCTTTATTTCCTTTTGTTCCTTTGTTATTTATTCTTCCGTCCATAATCAGTTTAAATTAGTTTACTAATTATATAATAAAAAAAAAGCTAGTTTTTAAACCAGCTTCTCATTTAATTGTTTAATCCATTGTCTTAATCTATTTTTATTGCAAGTGCAAGGTTCTGAATATTTATGATTAAAATACTTTGAATGAAGTCTACACATTGTTTTAAAATCTTCATTACTCATTTTAGATGTTGTTCTTTGTTTAACACCTTGCCATATAACTTTATCTTCTACCATAACTCGATGTCATTTAATTGTTCTTGTCTTTTATCGCATCCACAATCTTCTCCGAATATCTTTTTAACAATCCATTTAATTCCTGTATAATAAGTAAATCGTTCTATTAAATTACCCAATCTCATTCTAAAATCTTTTTAGTTAATTTATCTTTTGTTTTTCTATAAGTATTATATAAAGAGTGGTAAGTTATATTTGTTCTGTTAGATAACTCTTTAATTGAGTAATCATTCTGTATTAGATTAAATACCTTTTTATCATACCAATGTAATTCTTCTAATTCTTCTTTCAGTATATTATCAGCAGATTCAAAATCAATATATTCTCCAGACTCTATTTCTAATATTAAATCTAAAGGTACGTTGTTTTGTTTCTTTTTTTTATTGTACATCTGTAAGAATGATGTTTTAAGAGTTAAGTATATATAGTAGTAATTTACCTCATCTCCATAAGATATGTCTAAACCTTTTTTAAGCATCTTTCCGATAGTTAGATACATATTACTAACAATATCCTCTGCCTCATCTCTAGAGCATCCAAATTTAATCGTTGTATTTATCCACTTATTATGAGATTCAAAAACCTTTTCTAACATACTTTTATATTTGTATAAATATAACTTAATAATATTAAAAAAAATGAATAAGTTGTTAACAAAAAAAATGTGGCAAAGAGACAAAGCTATCTCAAAACCACATGTATAATTATTTAATTATTTATTACTTCATACCTAAAATAATATTAATAAATATAAAACTTATTATATATATAATAATTTTAGAATGACAATTTAAGTAAATTCATTAATTATTTTTACTATTTATAACCATTATAAATAAACTAATAACATAAACCCTCTAAAGAACCAACACAATCTATAACTTCATATTGATCTTTAGATTTCCAATCCCAAGACTTAACTCTCAAATTAACTAGTTCAAGTATTTCATTTCTTTTTTCAATTGGTATATCATTAATAATAACATCTAAACGATCTAATTTACGATTTAATATGTTTTGTTGTAAATTTAATTTAGATTCCTTTAATGCTTTCTTTCTTGTCTCTTCAAGTGTTAAACGTTCCTTTGCTTTATCTTTAAAATATACGTCATAATAATCTCTAAACAATTCAAAAGATTTATAGTATATATTTATTTTTGATAATGCTTGGAATATAGATGCTCTGTTTCTTTTTACACCTCTTGATTTAAACCATTCTGAAATCATTCTATCATTCATAAAATTAACATCTTTTAATACTTTATAAAATAGTGTTCTTGAGTACATTATTTTACTTTCTCTTGATGTACTATTTATATCAATCCCTGTTAATAGTTCAAAGTCTATTGCTAATTCATCTGCTGCTTCTTTATTATATCCTACCATATTATTCAATTATTTTTGCTCCACTATTTATCAATATTTTATCTGATACGTCTGTTAGTTTTTTTGGTTCTAAAGAATAAGCTACACAGACTTCTTGTAATTTACTAAAGTCGTTAAAATCAAATTTATTTAATAACCATTGAACAAACTCTAATTTGTTTGCTACTAATTTATCTCCTAAATCTTTTTCATCTACTTCTTCAACTTTTGCAAAGTAATTGTTTTCAATATCAATAAGATCATCCATTGTTCTTTTTACATTGTTTTTAACCCTTTGTCTAAATAACCCAATACTATCTGCTTCTTCTAAAAAATGTAAGTTTACAAATGAAGTTATAATTGCTCCACTTATTTTTTCTAATTGTTTTTCTGTTGGTTTCATAATTATCTAATAAAATATGTTTGCTGTTGCTGATCTCCTTCAGCTTGGTAATATTGTTTTGTTAATCTTGTTTCTTCATCAAGTAAACCACTTAAATACTTGTATATAAAATTTACATCTGAATCTGTTAATTCATAATCTTCTTCATCTTTTAAAACTTCTGCATATAATGTGCCATTTACATCTAAATTAAAATCAATTAAATAATCATCTTCTTGATAGTATAAAGTAATATCATAAGGTAATGGATTCATTGAATTGCTATTGTTTGAGTATTCTGGTCTTATTGATAGTATCTTGTCTTTTAATTCTGGTATCATAATTTATCGTTTAATGTTTCTATTTTTGCTTTTAATATTTCTTCTTTAATCTGAAGTTCAAGTAACTCCATTCTATTTAAAAGATATAGGTTATCTGTTAATACAGCTAGATCTTTTATTTGTTGTAATGTTTCTATCATTTTACAATTAGGTTAATTATTATTGATGTAAATATAAGAATAATAAATATAGCAATGATAGTCATAAAGAAACTAAATGCATATTCTATTGTTTTTGTTAAAAATGTTTTCATCTTATTTTATATTTATTAGCCAATGAAATAAAAAATTTATCATCAGAACTTAACTTCAATTTTAATAAATCTTCTTTCGCTTCTTTCCTTTTTTTACTTATTGGTAGCTTGTCAATCAACTGCTGAATCTTCTGTATTAATAATCTTCTGTACATAACTATAAAACTTTTACTTGTCCGTTAGTATAATGCTCACATACAACTCCAGTTGATAATGTTACAACCTTGTAAGGTTTTAGGTTCTTGTTCTCTTTTCGTTCTTTGATAATTCTTTTAATTGTTTCCATTTGTCTTTGATTTTAAATAAATTTTTGTTCCTTTAATACTTTCTCAATAGCGTTTATAAGGTCATACTTTTGACCGAATGTAATACCTCCGTTATAAAAATCTGTGTCAATCTTTTGTAATGTTTCTATTAGTTCTTTCATTGTGTTTATTTTATAAAAATTTAACTAAATCTTGAATACTCATTCCTTTATTGTAAAGGTAATTAAAACACCAATTTGTTTGCTTACCATTATATCTACCATTAATTAAAAGTCGAGATGCTGTTTCAAATAAATCCTCATTGTTCATTTTATTAACATAAGACTCTTTTGTAAAGAATATATCATCTAAACAACATTGTTTGTTACCATTAATCTTTTCAAATAAATTTGATATCTTTGAATCAATGTAAGTTCTAACTCTATTAGATGATACATTAACTTTATCTCCATTAATAGTTTGTACTACATAATCATAAACCTCCCCATTTGAAACTTTAGTTCTCTCTACAAAAGCAATCTCAAAACCTTTATATGTTTTGATAATAGTTTCTGAATCTACAACTTTAGTAGCTGGTGCAACACAAAACCTTCCACTTGGATAGTTTCTGTAAGAATATTCTGCTGGTATTAATGTGATTTTCATCATATTGTCTTTTAGTGTAGAGGTTATTTCCTAACTACCCTACAAATATACAAAACATTTTTAGTTATAAACTATCTTTTAACAAATTTTAACATTTCTTTAACATTTGTATAAAAAAAGAGAAGCTATATTGCTTCCCTTATCCTTTCTATTTCTCTTTCTAAATAGTCTTTAGCTTTT